ATGTGAACCCAAAAGCCATCCAGTAGGAAGCCTTAGTCGGTTATTGGTTCAGTTGTCAATAGCAACTCAAATTCCAATGAGCGAATGGGTAGATGGATCGGATGTTTTAACAGCTTTAGAGATATTGGAGGATAGACACAAATGACCACTCCTTCAATAGCCTATGATAAAAAAGAATTAAACTCTATCGTTAAAGTGTTGCGTCAAATGGATGATGCTGCTCAAGATCAAATGAAAAGAGCAGTAGGCGAAATAGCGCAGGATGAATTATCTGAGATCCGTAGGGCTGCTTCCGGCCGACCAAATAAGGTTGCAAAGAGAATTGCCGATGGCGGATCTGTTAAAAAATCATCTTTACTTGGTGAGATTAGATTTGGTTTAGCAAGTCAAAAACTAAGTGGTGGCGCAACTACTCAATTCTCTAGCAAGGGCGATAGTCCTAAAGTTGGAATTGGTGGCGGTGTTGAATTTGGATCAAATAGATTTAAGCAGTTCCCAGTTTGGTCTGGTAAATCACCAAGTGGTATTGGTGCTAAAGGTTGGTTCATTTATCCTACAATTAGAAAAATGTTGCCGGATGTAATTAAGAGATTTGAAAAGGCTGTGCTAGAAGTTAGAGGTGAGTGGAAATGATGGCTAAACCATTAACAATCGCACTTGCTGCGGATATTGATAATTTACAAAAAGGCTTAAAAGATGCTGAAAAAGCAGTTGATAAATCAGCAGCCCAGATTATAGATTTTGGTAAAAAGGCGGCATTAGCATTTGCAGCTGTTGGAGCAGCAGCTACCGCATTTGCAGTATCAGCAGTAAAGGCAGCAGCCGAGGATGAAAAAAGTCGCAAGAATTTAGAGCAAGTTATTAGATCAAGCACTAAAGCCACCGAAGATCAAATTTCAGCAATTGATAAATACATAACTAAACAATCTATTGCAACAGCTACAACCGATGATGTTTTAAGACCTGCATTCTCAAGACTTATCAGATCCACCCAAGATGTAACTAAGGCTCAAGATTTATTGACCTTGGCTCAAGAGATCAGCATAGCCACAGGCAAACCACTAGAGAGCGTTACAAACGCCCTAGGAAGGGCTTATGACGGGTCAAATACCGCTTTGGGTAAGTTAGGTCTAGGAATTGATGCAGCCACCCTTAGAACCCAATCTTTCGAGGAAACCACTAATCAGTTACGACAAACCTATCAAGGCTTTATTGATAATGAAGCTACCAATGCTGAGTTTAAGTTTAGACAATTAACTATCGCTGTCGATGAAACTAAAGAACAAATTGGAACTGCTTTATTGCCTATCGTTAAGGAATTGGCAGATTATTTCTTAGAAACTGCCGTTCCTTTAATTCAAGCATTTGCTGCTGGATTCTCTGGCGAGGATGGCGTTACTGCTGGCATAACTGAAGCTACTGAAGGTGCATTCCAATTTGGTGAACAGATTAGATCAACTCTTGAATTTGTAATTAGTATTAGAAAAGAATTAGCCGTATTAGGTGCAATTATTATTGGGGTATTTGTTGCATCTAAGATAGTCGCATTTGTTCAAGCAATCATGACTTTAGTAACTGCGATGAAAGCCCTACGAACTGCTGCTGCCGGTGCAGCTGTGGCAACCGCATTTGCTACTGGTGGAACTTCAGTTGGTGCTGCTGCTGCTGCTTTAACTGCTGTTGCTGCAACTTATGGATTATCAAAATTTGCTGGCGGTGGAGATGTAACAGTTTCGGATTATCCTGCAACAACCGGAAATTTTGGCGGTGGTGGTATGGGTCAAATTAACAACATAACAATTAATGGTGCAGTAGATCCTGAGGGAACTGCAAGAGCCTTGCAAAGATATTTGAATGGTCAAGCAGATCGAAGTGTATCTGGTCTAAAATGACAGTATTTACTCCTGATTGGAAATTAACTGTCGGTGGGGTTGATTATACTGATATAACAATTTCAGATGTTCAACACGCATCTGGTCGAACCGATATTTATTCACAGCCACTTCCTTCCTATATGCAAGTTACGCTGGTTGCATTAAATAATCAAACACTACCATTTGACATTAATGATTCTTTTGACTTGCAAGTAAAAGATTCAGCTGGATCTTATGTAAGTTTATTTGGTGGCGATATTACAGATGTGACTGTTGAGGTTGGGGCTACTGGCGCAACAGACACAGTTATCCAATACACAATTATTGCAATGGGATCTTTAACAAGACTTACCAAAGAAATCTTTAATGACAACATTTCTCAAGATGAAGATGGCAACCAAATCTACGAGATTCTTTCAAGCGTATTGCTTGGAACTTGGAATGATGTGCCAGCAGCTTCACAATGGTCAACCTACAATCCAACCGAAACTTGGGCTAATGCACAAAATCTAGGACTTGGCGAAATAGATCAGCCGGGTCTTTATACCATGAGTTCACAATCAAATGTTACTGACACGATCTACAATGTGATTTCAGATATTGCAACTTCAGCCTTTGGATATATTTATGAGGACAATGCAGGAAACATAGGTTATGCAGATGCAGACCATAGGCAGAATTATCTTTTAGTTAATGGTTATGTTGAACTAGATGCCCGCCATGCGTTAGGCGCTGGCTTATCTACAATCATGCGTTCAGCAGATGTCAGAAATGACATATACCTAAATTATGGTAGCAATTACAATCAGCAAGTTGATGCCACAGATGCCGCTTCAATTGCCCTATATGGCTACAAAGCCGAAACGATTAACTCTCGGGTTCATGGAACTGTCGATGCTCAGGCTATTGCAGATCGATACATAGCCCAGAGAGCCTATCCAATCCCAGCATTCCAATCGATCACATTCCCAATCACTAACCCTGAAATAGATAACGCAGATCGTGATGATTTACTAGCTGTATTTATGGGGATGCCAGTTCATATTCAAAACCTACCCAATCAAATATCAGGTGGGGATTTTGAAGGTTATGTTGAGGGCTGGTCATGGAGCACTCGGTTCAATGAACTGTTTCTAACAATCAATGTTTCCCCAGTTGCATTCAGCCAAGTGGCGATGCGTTGGAATACAACTCCAGCCACCGAGGCATGGAACACTTTAAGCCCAACTTTAACTTGGGAATACGCTACAATAATCTCATAGGAATAGGACAAAATGGCAACCACTACTAATTACAGCTGGAGCACTCCAGACGATACCGCGATGGGATTCATTAGCAGCAGGTGGCATGACTTTAATTAATACAGGTGGAACAACTTTAACTGGTTCATCTGTAACAATAGGATCAATTCCAGCCACTTATGTAAATTTATTTTTAGTCATTAGAAATTACAAACCATCTGTTGATGACAATTGGGTTGTTATGAGATTTAATTCTGATACAGCTACAAGATATTATTCAGCTGCTTCCATATTAGTTTCATCTCAATCATTTGCTGATTCTTATATTTTCCTGGCAAGTTCAAATGATAATAGTGTTGATACTGGTTTAATTACATCAACAATTTTTGATTATGCAAACACTACAACTTGGAAAATGGTTGCAAGTGAGGGCTTAACTGTTAATCCTACTACAACAACAAATTTTAAGTATGCAAGATATTATGGTGCATATAATCAAACAGGAGCAATTTCTTCAATAACCCTTTTACCCGAAAGCGGAACTATGACATCAGGCACAGCCTATCTTTATGGAGTAAAATAATGAGCAAATCTAAACCACAAGTTAAAATTGTTAATTGTGAAACTGGCGAGGAAATTGTCAGAGATGCAACCGCTGACGAAATTGCTCAAATGGAATTAGATGCCCTTAATGCAGCAGCAAAAAAAGCAGCAGCCGAAGCAAAAGAAGCAGCACGCCAAGCAATTCTTGATCGTTTGGGTTTAAGTGCTGACGAAGCAAAATTGCTACTTGGCTAATGAAGCCTTGGTTATCTAAAGCTGCTGAAACTTTTAGGGATCAGGTAAATGACTGCTTCCCTGATCGCAAGCGCACACTTGATGGATGGATTGGTGATGCTCGCCATTCAGCCAGAGTCAGTGAGCACAACCCAAATGAACAGGGTGAAGTATGTGCCATCGACATTGACGCTCGCCTATCTGACCAAGAAGGGCTTAGTTTCGATTTGGCAGATCAGGTTCGACTCGCAGCAAAAAAGGATAAGCGTATTTATTATGTGATCCACGCTGGCAAAATTGCTAGTGCTAGATCATTATGGAAGTTTAGAAAATATACTGGAATTAATCCCCATCATAAGCACATCCATATTTCATTCAAACCAAATCAAAATGGCAAGAAGTTCGACATCCCACTACTGAAAGGCAATTAATGAAACTATCTAAAAAACACAAAGCAGCAATTAAGTCATATTTGAGAGCTGTAGCAGCTAGTGGAATTACAGTTGCCCTAGCAATAGTGGCTGACATTCATCCAGCCTATGCAACTATGCTTGGTGCAATTGTTGCGCCTATTGCAAAAGCATTAGATCCAAAGTCAGGCAGCGAAGCGGATTATGGAATCAATGCGTCATGACCGCAAACGAATGGGTTGGCATAGCCGTTGGCGTAAGCGCCGTATCAACAAGTTTATTGCTGGGTCTGCGCTGGGTTATTAAATCTTATTTACAAGAATTGAAGCCAAATTCTGGAAGTTCGATCAAGGATCAAATTACTAGACTTGAACAGCGTGTTGATGATCTGTTCGTGTTAATTAGTAAGCGATAATTTCTGCTATGGCGAACACACGAAAACGCACACCACGCAAAAAGGTTAATCGGAGAGTAGTTCGCCAAACTCCTGAACCATTATCAAAACTAGATC